TGCTTGGCGAGGGTCCTTGAAAGTGCCAAGTAAAGGCACACCTCTTTCACCACCTTTCTGTAACAAACTTGCAAGACCAACGACTCTTTCTTCTGCGGGAGTAGGTTCTACTGGCTCTGCTTTAGCATCTTGCTCTAAACCCTGAGTAATCCTTGCCAGCCTGCTTTCGGTGTCAGAAATGTCTTTGTCTTGGTATTGACCAAAAATATCGATGTCATCAAGGTTCATTAAAAGATTATACTAGCGAAAAGGCGGGCCAGTAAACCAAGCAACAAGCACATATCTTTCGCCTTTGGTAATAGGTTTGACTTTGTGTGGTAGGAAAGAACTGAACGCAACCACCTCACCAACTTTAGGTTTTGTGCAACTGGCAGATTCACCTGTACGGAAACATATCTCACCACCCTCGTATCTTTCGTTAAGTAAAAGACTCATAGATATTTTTCTAGTGGCAGGAGTCCCTTCGGGTCCTATGTCGATATGATATTCGTAACCACGACTAGGTGACTTGTATCTGATGACTTGTGCTTTTTCGATTCCGTCTATGTCGTAACCAAAATATTGATTCACGGTTTTAGCGATTTTACTTAGAATCGCATACAGTCTTTTGGCATTGTACTCGATGGGATATATCTCAGCATCTCGTGTATCCTTTTCTACTTTCTCCGAACCGCCAGTAAAAACTTTTGCTTGTTGAGGTTGTTTGTCGATGATGTAGTCCATGAACAAATCCACATCTTCCTGTTTCAAGGCCAAACCAGTAACACCATGTTTCGGTAGTTCTGTAGTCATTGTGCCATTTTGTATTATTCTGTAAAAAATTACAATCCATAGGAATCATATTTTTTGGTGATTCAGTGTGACGAACTTAGTTGCATGTGCACTGCAAACGCAAAGTCAATAATATGGGTGTGTGGTCAAAAAATAAACAACAATGCACAGAAAAAAAGGACTTCTTGGGACTCCAATCTATTTGTAGTTACTGTTGTACACACAAGGATAATTTTGCTGGGACAAAAAAGGACTGTCGCTAATCGCCTGCATCCCTTTGTTTATAAGGGTTTCAGAGGATTTTTGATTTTTTGAAAATTTTTTTTTACAGTTTTGTGGAAAAGACTCGATGCAAGTTTTTTTTCTACACATCCTTATCGTCATAAGTTTGTGAATCTGTACCGAACAACTTTCCTAATCTTTCACGGATTTGTTCTTTACTCATCTTCTCAAGATTGGCATTGATATTAATATTCTGTGACCTGTTAATAGATAAACCACCAAGTTGATTCAACTCTTTGATAGCTGATACAGCCGCATTGAACTGGCCATTCTCGTATGCAGTCTCCATGATTTTCCACAACATCGTACCTGTTTTTTGTGGAGTGATGGCATACTTCTCTGCAAGTTCTTCTTGTTTTAGTTTGATAGCTCTGACTACATTGGGATAGTCTTTACCATTTAACAGCTTGTTAGCAGATACACTTGGAAACTCGTAACCAGCTTTTCTTGCTGCCTCAGTTTGTCCACATGCTCCCTCTGTATAGTGCCAAACAAAACTGGTTTGCATTTCTGTCAAACCAAACTCTTCGTTTTTCTCGAACTGACTTGGTGTTTTGACTATCTTGTCTCTAGGTTTTTTTGGTCTGCCTACCATGCTCCACTACTTTCTTTTTTGTTTTCTTCCAGTGTTTTTTGAATGGACTGTTAAATATCATCTGCCATTTCTCATTCATATCTGCATCAGATATACTTTGTGGTCTTCTTTTGTCTCCCTTACTCATTGTCTCTATCGAACCAAATTGCAAGTGCCACTCCGAATATAGCAAAGAAAACCATAAACAAAATAAATTCTACAGTGTTATTCATATCAATATTATAAACAGGGTAGAGGGTGTAAGGGTAGGCTGTTCTAATAATACCTTTTTTGTATGGTATATAAATGCTTTTATACTCGTATAACTATTTATTCTCTTTTTCTTATATACACTTACACTACCTATAGCTAATAGCCTGATAAACAAAGGAATTTTTGACAGGGTAAGGCACAGTGTAGGGTAAGTCATTTTCTAATTATCCACACAATAATTCGTTTTTATAAGTAGCACCCAAGAATATTCCCTGAGCATCTCTCAAAATAATCGTACCATCAATCATGGTCGTACACTTTTTTTCATCGACAACAGGGCACAATACTCCCTTTTTTTTGTTATGCTTTTCGAAAATATTTATCGATTTTGCATATTTCATTCTTTTATCTCCTTAGGTAAATATACCTCTACAAAACTGTCACATTTAGGACAACTTAAATTACTTACAATACTATATTGTTCATTTTTCTCATCAATATCGTGGTCGCCACCCCATATTAATTTTGTGTTGCAATGCCAACAATTCATCTTTTAACTACAAATCCCATGAAGTTATAGCTCTGCCAAACCTTGTTAACACTACCTATTTTTTTCAACTCTTCTGCTAATTCATCCTCTCTCTTACAAAACATAGAAACTGATAACTGTAAATCTTTATCTAATATTTCTTCGTCTGTAAAACCTTTTCTTTTTTCTTGTATGTGTAATCTATGAATACACTGTTGCAGACTACTATCATTCAGGTAGACTTTTTCAGCTATCAGTAACACAGCTCCGCTGTCAACAAGAGTCTTTAAGTTATTTAACACTCTATCTCTTTTAGCCTGACCAAGAAACTGTAAAAAGAACATCGACACCACTACTGAAATGTGCCCAACTTCGTTAGTCGGGTCATAACCATAATTCAATCGCTTATCTAAAAACATGTCTTCGACATCACCTTTGATAAATTCAAAGTCTGTGTTTTCCTTTCTTATATCAACTTCATCAATACCAAGGTATCGACAACCTTCGGTCTTATTAAGTGAAGATAAGAACCTACCTGTAGAACAACCCATATCTAATACGATAGATTCAGGTTGAGCATATTCGTGTGTAATACTACGAAATATATTATCTAATGTTTGTAAGTTTGGTATCGATAAATCTATATGTTTATCAAACTTATCTACTTGTGTGAAATCAAATTTTTTAATCATAACTCTCCTTTCTCTACTTTCATTAACCTTGTACCTAACCACTCCATAACATTGACTGACATGGCACGACCACAGGCCTCATACCTTCTTGATACTGGTGCCTCTTCTTTAGGCTTACCTCTATATGGTACTTGTGTCCAGTTGTCAGGTAATCCTTGCAGCCGTTCACATTCCAGCGGTGTCAGCCTGCGTAAAACTGGCTGTCTTTCGACCTTATCCATACCTATTAAATTTGGTAAATCATTACCTGCTACTAAAGTTGGATGTGTGCCCGCTGTGTCATAGACCCTTTTGGACATTTCGAAGACTCCTTCTTTTGTAATAAATTCACAAATCTCAGCATCGAAATCAGTTATGGTAATTCCTAAAATTTTTTTAACATCTTCCCAAATATCAGCGGGTGGTATTGAAAAAGATTTGTCTGTGCGGAACCAATGTTCAACTTGTGTTATAGGCACATCTAATTCATTAGATATTTCTTTATTAGTAATATTTTTTTCGTTCTTGGCATCACGCAACAGTTTTACCAGTTCGGCAACACGGACATCATGTTTGCGGACAGTCACTTCTTTAATTTCATCACCACAATGTATTAGGCCATTGTCGTCTGATGTTTTTTCTTTCATCTCAACCATTACACAAGGTTGTCTGTTTCCACCTGTCATGGCATTTAATGTAGGTGCATGACCCTTATCATGTATTCGTGGTGCACCACCGTCTTTTGACCTTTGTTCGAAACATAACACAGATGGTATGTCACCCGCAGTCAAAGTGTAAGATGCAGCATCTTCTTTTATGCCTGAGCCATTAGATTTTGTATGTGCAGTTTGTAAAGCAACTGTATCTTCGACTAAATCGGTTGCTGATTTGTAATCTCTTGCGGCTATTGTTCCTGCGATGTCGTCTTCGACATAGCTGTCACTTCTTGTAAGGCGGTGCGTAGTTTTTTTGGCAGTTCCTTTTGCTTTTTCTCTGCGCGGCGGAGGATACCCTGACAGTGTTTTTGTGTCAAATAAAACCTTTGCTGCACTTTTCCAGTCTCCAAGACATCCGACAACGAAGATACGCCTTCGTCGCTGAGGGAGTGCTCTTGGAAATCGTTGTGTTCTGATGTATTGAGTGTCAAGAACCCTGTAGGCGAACCCATACCCGATGTCAGCCAATGCCCCGAGGAAGGTGCCAAGGTCTTTTCCTTCGTTTGATGACAGCACACCGGGGACATTTTCCCATACAACCCACTTGGGAGAAAACCTGTCAACACACTTAATAAACTCAAGTGCGAGGTTTCCTCTATCTTCTGCAAGGCCTTTCCTAAGTCCTGCGATGCTGAAAGTGGCACATGGTGTCCCTCCAACGATGCAAATAGGTCTGTCTGATATGTCACTTGGTTTTAACTTTGTAAAGTCTCCGTAATTTTTAACATTAGGAAA